GTACCCTGTAGGCGCAGTATATGCTTAAAGAATATATGGTAGCTCTAAAGAAGGGCGTAGATTATAATCAAGTATGGAATGATATTGAGAATCTCAGTCCTGGATTACCGCACATTCCTGACAGAACAGTAGGTATAGCAAATAACTTAGATTCATTAGATAGAATCACGCATTATTTTTTAACTGATGAAGAAGCACAAAAACTTAGAGATGATCCTAGAGTATTAGGTGTACAAATTCCGGCAGAGCATAGACCTGAGATTACTATTAAAAAAAACACAATTCAAGTTAACAACTTTACAAAAACTACCAGTGACTCAGGAGATTACGTTAACTGGGGCTTAATAAGAAACAGTCAGCTAACTAATGTATATGGTACGGGTACAACAACTACCGAAGATTATGTTTACAATGCAGATGGAAGCAATGTTGATGTTGTTATTGTTGACAGTGGTATACAAGCAAATCATCCAGAGTTTCAATACTTGGGCAACTCTACATCACGACTAAATCAATATATATGGTATCCTGGTCTTAACCCTACAACATATTATACGGATGTTGATGGTCATGGAACACACGTAGCAGGTATAGCAGTTGGTAAAACATATGGTTGGGCAAAGAACTCTAACATTTATTCATTAAAGTATAGCGGATTAACTATGAGTGATATAGCTAACTATATTATCACTTGGCATAATAGTAAAACTGTAAATCCAAATACAGGAGTTACAAATCCCACTGTAGTTAATATGAGTTTTGGATATGCAATAGACCTTGCAAATTTTAATATCACTAGTGCTTATTATAGAGGAAATACTATCGTTAGTCCAGGGTATGGACCTTCAAGTGTGTATGGATTAATTTTTGGACAAAACTCTGTTCCTTATTGGGATGAAACATACAATGCTCCTGTTGTTCAAATGACTGATGCTGGCATATTCGTATCTATCGCTGCCGGCAATGACAGTCAAAAATTTGATATTCCCGGTGGTGTGGATTGGGATAATGATGTCACGCTAGCATATCAATCCAATGGCACTTCAATAGGATCTTTTTGGTATATGAGAGGAGGTTCTCCTACTAGTGCGTCAGAAATAGATCCCGGTGATGCTGTTCAAGTTGGTGCATTGACCTCAGTCACATATAGTGCAACTCTTGACCAAAAGTCAAGCTATTCTATGGCAGGCCCCGGTGTAGATATTTTTGCAGCCGGCTCAAATATAATGAGTGCGTGTAGTAATACAAACTTTTATAGTGGTCAACCGTACTACTGGAATACTAGTTTTAAACAAGTTAACATCGATGGTACTTCAATGGCAGCACCACAAGTTGCCGGCATAGCGGCATTGTATCTACAGAATAATCCTACTGCAACTCCTGTACAAGTAAAAAATGCATTGTTAACAATTGCAACTACTACAATGATTGGTAATGTATCTACTAACCCATCTGGAAATGATTATAGTAATACAGTATCACAATGGGGCGGAAATGCAGGAGTAGCATATATGCCCTACAATACATTATACAACTTTGTTGCTTCAGGGGCTATTGAAATGACCAATGTTACGATAAATACAGAATAAGGAATTTTTAAAATGGCATCATACGCATATACAGCAAACAGCGCAACAGCGGCAGCTTCCGCAAATATTGCGACAGATAAGATTAGAATAGCTACATCTAATGTAGGTATTCAGTTTACCACTAGTTTTCCAAACGTTGCATTAACTGGTAATGTAACTTGTGCTACTAATAGTGCAACTGTTACCGGAGACGGTACATCATTCAGTACTGAATTAGCTGTTGGTAGTTGGATTGGTAATACAACAGGTGCAAATGTAGGTATTGTAGCAGCCATTGCAAACAACACAAGTTTAACATTGACAGCAAATGCCGCAGTCGCTATCGCCAACACAACTGCAAGATATAATCCATACGGAGTACCTTATACTATAGCTACTGCCAATAGCGAATTGATTCCTGCTAATTCAACTAGAAATAGTATAATTGTAGGGCAAGGTAATATAGTTTCTTATCTAACAACTGCAGGTGCTAATTCATTGTTTACTATAACTGAATTGGGTATGCCGGATACTAACACAGGAACGACCGGCTTCAATAGCCCAACTGGTAGCTTTACCGGTTAATTTTACTCTTTTTTGATAAATACATCATACACTCTCATTCTGAGAGTTTATGCAGTAACCCACTGCGTAGCGGCTAGAACCCGCTAATTTTATCAAAGGAAAAACAAATGGGACGTCCTCTAAAAATCGCAAAGGCTCAAGCAGTCTTAACAATCACAGATACAACAGCGGCAACAGGTTATGTTACTGTAACTGAAAGTTTAACAACAACTGGCGTTATCGCAGGTATGCCGTTCGTAGTAGCTACTACAGTTGGTGGTATATCAGCCGCAACAACATACTGGATATTAGAAGTTATTGATGCAAATAACTTTACAGTCTCCGCTACTGACTTAAGTGCAAATACAACACGCACACCGGTTACATTGACTGACACGACTGGTGGTTCAGTATCAATGTCTGTTGGTGTAGTTGATGCATATTTCAATAACCCATTCGGTGGTGCAGGTTTTCCAGCAACAAACGCTAACACATATGGTGTAGTTGGTGGTAACACAGCAATCGTTGGTAGTCAAGTTTTAACACGTGTTGCTATTGGTATCAATGGTACAGGTACATTGTACTCTGCAACTGATACCGCTTATGTAACTGGTATTGGTACTGATTTGGCAAACACTTTAAGTGTGGGTTCTGTAATTCAAGTTGCAAGTGCAAACGTTAATGGTACAACAACTGATTATACTACTCTAGGTTTTGCAAACACAGTTCCAGGCTTAACAACTGTTGCTGTTGCTAACACACAAAATACAGGTAACATCATTGGTACTTCAGGTAATGCTCAAACATTGCTTGCTAATGGTACAGTAAGATTTACTGCTAACTTGGGTGGTCTAGTTGCTGGTCAAGTTTATTTTGTTAAAGCAATTGCTAACGCAGCCGCATTCACTGTTTCTACAACATTGGCCGGTGCTGAAGTTGACTTGTCTAATGCTACTGGTACACCAGACGCACAACAAGATGTTGTTGAATTAGTTGCAAACGCAGCCGTAGCTTCAACAGGCGCAGCCTTTATCTATGCTGATGATGAAGCCGGTTACATCGTTCGTCAAAAAGGTAAAACAAAATACCTAGTTAAAGGTGGTACAACTGGTTTAATCGCACCATGTTATACGGCAAATGTTGCTAACACAGCATTGACACCAAACACAATGAACATCTTGTCTACTGATGCAGCCTCTGGTACAGCATATGTTTCAAGTGTTAATGATTACAATACTGAAGTGTTCCCAGCACAAGTTGCAGCCGGTTCATTAAGTGTAGGTACAGTATATACAATTTACTCTACTGGTACAACAGATTGGTCAGTATGTGGTGCGGCATCTAATATGACAGGTGTTTCATTCGTTGCTACAGCAACCGGTACTGGTACAGGTACTGCGGTATTGAACACAGTTAACCCTGATGTTATCGCTACATTCAACACAGCATACGCCGCTAATACATACGACGGTCAGCCTAACCCAATCGTTACGATTGCTAATGCTTAATCATGATGGTAGCGAAAACTATTAAAATGCCAAAGACTGAAACGGACATTGCAGTGCTTCAAGTACAGGTACAAAACATCACAAATGATATCAGCGAAATCAAAGCTGATATCAAAGATGTTAATATTAGTATGGCGAAGAACAACGAAGATACACATCAGCTTCTCAAAGAAATGAAAGATGCTAGTGCCGGTGCTCATAAGTCTATGTCTGACAAAATCTCTGCGCTTGAAAAATGGCGCTGGATGATGATGGGAGCAGGTGTTGTAATAGGATCGCTAGGATTTGATACGATAGCAAAACTGCTAAAATAAAAAAAGAGACTTAGGTCTCTTTTTTTGTAAGTGCGTTTAATTTTTTCTGAACAACATCAAAGTTGACTGTATTAAACAATCCTGGATGTAATGGTTTGGGATATTGTTTATTTCCTACCCAAGCATAACCACAATGTTCATCATTTAATACAGGTGTAAATTCTTCTGATACTTTACAAAAGAATGTATGATATGTGAATGTATTATTAACAAACTTTTGAATAGGTACAAGTTTAGCGTGTTCGGGGAAGTAATTTACTTCTTCCATACATTCACGCTGTAATCCTTCAAGTAATGTTTCACCAGTTTCTATTTTACCGCCGGGTATGCCCCAGGTACCTGGATTCTTATTATCATTTCTTAACAGGTACAGGAAACGTTTTGTTGTTTCAGAATAGAAAAAGACACCTGCGGAAATATTGTTCATACTATGATTTATCACAGTATTAGATGACGATAGAATAATCCCCTTGGTTATACCAACCCTCGTATGATTTCATCCAAACGTTGTTGATATAATCAAATCTATATTGCAAATCAGTAGTAAGATTGGTTACGTATTCTACAGTGGTAGCTGACTGACTATCGAATGACACAAACCATTCACCTGATGTTGCATCAAACTCAATAATGTCATTTGCATTTGCAATCAATGCTCCCCAAGCAATAGTAGTATTACCTGGACTACCTATATCTTCAACAATAAGGTATCTACGTCCGTTAATTGGTCCTGGCAGTCCTGCGTTTGGTCCGGTGACTAATGGATTAATCACGCTGTCTACAGGATCCAATGTGTTTTGGGGCAGGGTGTCAGGATCAATATCGTATATTAGTAATCTATCATCTGTTGGGTCAGGAACAATAGTACCAACAATGTCAGTAGTCATAAATGGATTTTGTAACCATATCTGACTAATACCGGGTCTTACTGTACCGTATACGTTTAATAAACTACTCCAATATAAACTTGTATTGGGTGGAGGAGGGTAATCTAAACTTTCATTACTTGGATAAAATGCTTCATCTGCTGGTAGTAGTTGAAGTCTATTTCCAATCAATAACAATTTATAACCATAGGGGGTAATCTTTTGTCTAGTACCTAACAATAGATCATCGTCTTGCATATCTTCTAATGCTTGACCTTTAAAGATACTTGCAATAACTTTTTCGATAACGCCCATCTTTTTAAGTTTTGCCGCGTTACTTAACCATATTGGCATATAGAATTTCCAACTTAATACATCTATAGGATTACCGGTTCCCTGCGGAATACTACGACTGGTAAATGTTATACCATCTTGATATACAACGCTTAAGCTAGTCCAATCAATAAAGTTATCAGTACTTTGTATTTCTAATGAAGGGTTAAATAATGTTCCTAATTGTTCTACTAGTTCTAATTTTTGTTGATAATTAGTGGTCCAAAAATCGACACTGATACGTAATGTGTAGGGTACAGGCATTAATCGTTCAATAGTAAATGCTTGACCTTGCACTTGTTCATAGCTTTGAGTATCAGCGTTATAGCTACGTTGACGAACCTGCATCTTATCAATAAATGTAGGATCTTGTGTACGTTTTTGATCGTATTCTAATCCACTGATATAATATGTAATTAGTGGTGCGCTTGGTAAATTACTTGCGCTATTATTAGCAATGATAGTACTCGCTTGTCTACTACTGTCACCATACATAATAGGTACACGAACAAGTATCTCATTGCCAGCAGGATCTTTACCTTTAGTCACTTGCCAAGAACTGAAAATTTTTGCAAATTGTATTAAGAATCTGCGTATCTGATTGTCATAGAAAAATTGTGCCATTTATGTTCTTTAAGGTATTGGTGGTATAGAATCCGGGGCGATTGTAAGTATTGTACTTAATCCCTGTTTCTGTGTAGTAGTAGCACCGTCTGTTAATACTGTTACATTACTGTTATTTATGAAGCTTGATTGTTGTGACAAATCTTGTTCTGTGAATCCAGTTTGTGTTCTTACGTTCTGTGATATTCTTACCCAAAGACGACCATCCCAACGATACAATAGTTGAGGTAAATAATCTATGCGTAAGAAGTAATCTCCTACTTTTGGGTTTTGCGGGAATGCAATACCTGCACCTGTTGGGAATCCGTTAGGCGCATTTCCGTCACCGGCTAAGTATCCAGTTGTATAACCAAATGTACGTGGGCTACTACGTGCAATGAACTGGAATCGAGGATCACAGTCAGCACGATAGTCCATTGTGTTAGGACCGTATGGTTCAGTGCCAGTAAAGTTTGGAGCTTCTGGATTCTGGTCAGCAGTCGCATATGTATTATCAGCAGTACCATATGGACCTGTGATATTGTAACCAATACTATCAACAGTTAGTACAGTATAGCCAGACACCGGGCCTGAACCAGAGTCAGTCAGTGTAGGTAAAAGTGATGTAGTTGTTAATGAAAGTGTTGATCCAGGTGCAACTACACCACCATCAACAGTCATGTCCCAAATAGCCTGTGCCGATGCTGCCGAAATTCTTAGTACAGGACTAGCAGTTCTATACAATGAAGACTGTACCATTTCAACAGTAGCAACCGGTGGACCTGGGTTAGGAACCACAACATTTATAGGTGGTGCAGGTTGATTGTATTTACCTGACAATTCAGTATTAGTTTCAAATTCACCGTATGTAGGCACAACATATAAATTGTTTCTATCATAACCTGATTTAGGTACGAGTCGTTCGGCTTCTTGTAGTGCCGCATTATTGATTGCAATATTCGTGTTATAAGTAGCAAGAATATCTTTAAGATTTGAGGCCGTATCTAACTCCCAATATGTTGGATCTGGAGGATATATTCCAGGTGGTACTTCTATTTTACTAATATAATTCTTAT